TGGTGAGGGCAATTTTAGACCTTAACGATAAATGGCAAGTGTAAGAGAAATAGATAAAAATGATGACATCTATGTTGGAGTTAGGTTTCCATTAGACCATAGTCAAGAAGGGTTTTTTTATAAAACAAAAACAATACTTGAACAAGCAAAAGCTAATATGAGAAATCTATTATTGACTTCAAAGGGTGAGAGAGTTATGCAACCAGAATTTGGTTCAACACTAATGGATATAATTTTTGAACAAGGACCTGATGTGGAGAATCAGATTGATGAGGCAATACGAGAAGCAACTTCAGAATGGTTACCTTATGTTAATATAAATGAGATATCTATGTTTCAAGAAAATAATCAAGTTGATGTATCAATAGACTTTTCGGTATCAATAGACCCGAATTCTTTTGACACATTAACATTTAATTTTAATATTGGAGAATAAAAATGCCGAGGCAAGTAGACTACGGAACAAATAAAAAATTAGTAAAGAAAGAGGTAAATTATCTCGGTAGAGATTTTCGTGATATAAGACAAAATCTTATTGAGTTTGCGAAATCATATTTCCCAACAACATATAATGACTTTAATGAAGCATCACCAGGTATGATGTTTGTTGAAATGGCAGCGTATGTTGGAGACGTATTGAATTATTATGTAGATAATCAATTCAGAGAAACATTATTACAATTTGCAGAAGAAAGAAAAAATGTATTGGCAATCGCCCAATCATATGGATATAAACCAAAATTAGCAGCACCTTCAACCGTAGAATTAACGGTACAAGTTGATGTTCCTGCAAAGAATTTAGGTAGTGGTAATTATAAAGCAGATTTAGATTACGCTGGTATAGTGAGTTCTAATTCTACCGCAATGTCAGCAAACGGAACAGAGTTTACTTTAATGGATGATGTTAATTTCAAAACATCAAGTTCATTAGACCCAATGAAAGTAGAAGTTCTACAACCAGCTTCGGGTAATGTTCCAACAAATTATAGATTGACTAAAAGAGTATTAGCAAAATCTGGAATAAGAGAAGAAGAAACATTTACATTTACAGGCGCTAAAAAGTTTGATAAGATTGTTTTATCAAACGAAAAAGTAACAGAGATTGTTTCAGTAACGGATAGTCAAGGTAATACTTGGTATCAAGTTCCTTTCTTGGCACAAGATACTGTATTTGAATCAGAAGAGAATACAAGTCTTACTGACCCAACTTTATCAGATTACCAAAACGATGCGCCATACTTATTAAAATTAATTAAGTCAGCAAGAAGATTTACAACATATGTTCGTGATGATAATAAAATGGAAATACGATTTGGTAGTGGAATCAGTTCAGACGCAGATGAAGAATTAGTTCCAAATCCAGATAATGTTGGTTCATCATTAGGTCAAGGAGTAACAAGATTAGATGAATCATTCGACCCAACTAATTTCTTAAAAACTCAAACATTTGGATTAGCACCAGCAAATACAACATTAACTATAACTTATAACTATGGTGGTTCAGTTGAGGACAATGTTCCTTCAAATGTTATTAATAGATTTAATAGAAAAACTTATACAAATAGCACATCAGGTTTGAATAGTAATACACAACAAACTTCCAACAATTCTTTAGTAGTATATAATGAGTCGCCATCATCAGGTGGAGCAAGTCAAGAGACATTAACAGAAATAAGACAAAATGCAGCAGCATATTTTAATGCACAGAATAGAGCAGTAACAAGAGCAGATTATGTTACAAGAGTTTATTCATTACCACAGAAATATGGTAACATAGCAAAAGCATTTGTTGTTCAAGATGAACAATTAGAACAAGACGGACAATTAGAAGTTATTGACGGAGTAGTAAAGAGAATAGGAAATATATCAACAATACCAAATCCAATGGCACTAAATATGTATCTATTGGGATATACAGGTAATAAAAAACTAACTCAAGTAAATCAAGCAGTAAAACAAAACTTAAAACATTATTTATCACAATATAGAGTAATGACAGATGCTATTAATCTTAAAGACGCTTATGTAATAAACATTGGTGTTAAGTTCAGTATTATAGTTCGTAGAGGATATAATAAAAATGATGTATTGTTTAGAGCAATACAACAAGTAAAGAAATTCTTTGCAACAGAAAAGTGGCAAATAAATCAACCAATTATATTAAGTGATTTAGCATATCAGATTTCATTAGTGGATGGAGTAGTTTCTATTGTTCCACCAGAAACAAATAATCCACAAAAGAATTTAATCGTTATTGAAAACAAACATTTAACAGCAGACAATTATAGTGGTAATGTTTATGATATAGATTCCGCATCAAAAGACGGAGTCATATATCCTTCATTAGACCCAGCTATATTTGAATTAAAATTCCCTGATGCTGATATCGAGGGAAGAGTAGTGGGAGATAAATAATGCATTATTTTGAATTTGGAAAAAGAGATACAACCATTTATTCAGGTGGAACTACATCTTCCAGAAATACTGGATTAGATGAAATATTAGAAATTAACAAAGTTGTTAATAATAACAGCAGCGTAGGAAATGTATCAAGAGTATTGATTGATTTTGATTTAACATATATTTCAGAATCAATTCAAAGTGGTTTAATGCCAACGGGAACAAAATTCTTTTTAAATTTATATGACGCAACTTCTGAAGAAGTTGAAGTAGAACAACCACTTCACATTTATATGGTTAGTGGTAGTTGGGCAGCTGGAACAGGAAAACTTGACCACAACCCAGTAACTTCTGACGGAGCAAGTTATCAATACAGAAATCACGATGCTGAAACGCCGTGGGTAACTGGTTCAATATTAACTGATGGTGGTGCTTGGTTCACAGCAAGTATTGACGCCAATCAAGAATATGGAGTTAGTTCTTCATTTGATATTACATTTGACAAGAAAGATATTAGAGCAGATGTTACCGATATGGTAAACAACTTTATATACTCAAGTTCAGTTTACCCGAACAACGGCTTTATCGTTAAAAGAGAGGATAGTGGTTCTTATGGAAACAATCACCAAACAGCTAGTTTTGATTATAATGACGGACAAGAGGGTGATGGAACTCGTTTAGGTAATCTACAATTCTTTTCAAGAGAAACACATACAATCTACCCACCTAAATTAGAAGCAGTGTGGGACGATTCAAGTTGGTCAACGGGTAGTTTATCAGCGTTAGACTCAACAGATTTAGAAAGACTAAAAGTTTATTTTAAAAATTTAAGACCTGAATATAAGGAAAAATCAAAGGCGAAGTTAAGAGTAGTTGGTAGAGAACTATATCCTTCATCAAGTTTTTCAACAACTCCAGGTGAATTAACAGTTAAATATTTACCAAGCGCATCTGCTTACTATTCAGTAAAGGACGCTGAAACAGAAGAAACCATAATTCCATTTGGAACAGGTTCTAAAGTTAGTTGTGATTCAACAGGTAATTTCTTTAACATACAAATGGACGGACTACAAGCAGAAAGAAATTATAGATTTTTATTTAAAGTAGTTAGTGGTAGTGATACTACTGATGAACAAATTAATTACTATGATGACGATTATGAATTCAGAGTAGTGAGATAAAACAATGCCATACTTACCAAGTGAAGCAAGAAAAAAATCAGAACACTATGAAAATCTATTAGCAGGTGATATTAGAGAATATCAAGATGCTATTGAAGATTTAAAAATGTCAGTTAATATATCAGGTTCAGTTGATGCGAAATTACCATTACGAGATGAAACAGGAACACTACAATCATTTGAAAGTTCAATGGATGGAATTTCATTAGAGGAAGATTTTCAACAAGTTCGTTTAGAAAATAAACAACAACTTTTTACAGGAAAATTTAATACAGACTTCAGTTTCTTCTTTGATTCAAGTGTAGATACAACAGATACAACAACAGATACAACAACGGATACAACAACAGATACAACAGAAGAGGAAGTTGAATTTCAAGCAACCGTAAGAGATTATTTGATTCAATTTGTTAATGAACATTTTAAAGAAGAGAATACACCAGATATGTCAACCGACAGATTACACGAAAAAATAATAACATTTTTTAAAGATGAAAGAAAAAGAAGTAAGAAAAGCATTCGCGCAACACTTAAAGCTGAAGGATTGGCAGGATTAAAAAAGAATCAAAATGCTGATGGTTGGGAAGAATTTAGATTAAATACTAAAAGAAGAGTTAGAGGTATAAGTGGTAAAAGACTACTTGAAGTATTTAAAGATTTAAAGAGTTTTCGTTATGATGAAATAGTTGAAGACCATTTATACAGAACATTAGTAGGACAAGAGATATGGTTAAAACTCGGATTTCCCTATATAATAGATAAAAACATTAAGAGTTAATAGATATGGCATTAGAATACGGATTTACAGATAAAGAAAAAGCAAACTATTACCAACCAGGTAAAGTTTATAGTAGTTTTGGTAAAGACACTACCAATGATTATATTGCTTTATATGTTTATGATATGGGTGATAATCTTCTCGTAACGAGAATATTAGCATTGGGTGAAGTCGAATTAAGTTCTGATGGTTCTTTTATTGATTTAGATATTGGACAACATTTAAGAAATTTAGGATTTCGTCAAGGTGATTATAAAGTAACTTATAAATTTTTAAGAAGATTAGCAGGTAGACCAAGAACGGTTTTTGTTAATGAAAAGGGAATTTTATTTAAAGGTGACGCAGAAAGAAAAGTAATTAATGGAGAGGTTAGATACTTTCAAAAAACTTCTGATGAGGAAAAATCAACCAATGAACCTATCGAATTATTTATCAGAGAACAGAAATATCTCGTTAGTGATGTGTCAACTGACAAAACAGAAGCAAAGGTTATATTTGATAACTTTGTAAATAATGAAGAATATCTAAATGATTTCAAAGAAATGAATGCTATGGTTGAGTATTTTCCAATACAGGAAGATAATAGTGGACTGATTAAATTTGATTCAAAAGACCAAAATGTTTTAGAGTTTGATATCAACACAACAGATAGAGGGTTTACACAAAATATGGTAGGTGGACAAATTGTAATCCCAAGTCTATATAAACTTACGGGCGAAGAAGATACAACAAATGAAGATACAAATGAAGAATCTGAATTTATATCAGAAGAAACATATGATGAATTAACAAAACAAGATTTAATTGAATTAGCTGCAGGTGGAGATGAAGGCGCAGATATGGAACTTCAAGAACGAGCAGCAGATAGAGCATACTAATGGCAAGAACAAGAGCAGAAGAAATGGGAGTAGCAACCGAGAATGGTAACAGAAACCAATCAGTAGGTCGTCCTGCCTATGCGCCAGCAGGTGGAGGAGCGCCGAGATTACCAATTCGTCCAAGACTTGATAATGTAAAGGAAGAAAAAGATACTTCACAACAAGGTAATGCTAAAGCAAATATTGCTGCAGGATACAAACAAAAAGTAAAAAGTCAAGTAGCTGCAGAAATAAAATCTGAAGTCGCATCTCAAACTGTAAAAAGTAAACCAGGCCCAGCACCAGTTATGCCATTGGTTATTCCAGCTAATAATATTTTACCACCACCAGTTTTAACACAAGATATAGGTGTTCAATCACCAATGTTAGAGAAATCTGATACGGTTTTAAGACCAGACGGAATTACAGAAGTTCTTGGACCAGGTGGAATAGTATTGGAAGAAATTGGAGAGAGTGGAGAAGTAATTGTTGACCCAGTCAAAGATGTAGGATTTGACCCACAAGACCCACCACCTGCAATAAAAGCATTAAGAGAAGAATTTGCTAAACACGTTGATAGTGGTAAAGATGAGCAAGGTAAAGTATTTGAAGTTAGTAAGAAACTAAAATCACGTTTAAAGGATGCAGGACTTAAGAGGTTTATTCCTAGAGTTCCAAAGAGAAAGATTAAAGTAGTAAATGAATCAGAAGAAGGTGGTAAACAAGGAATAGCAGTTGAAAAAGTTATTGGTAATGATGAGGCACAAGCAAAATTAAAACCAAGAGATTACGTTGCAACAATTACGGAAGTATTAGATAGTAATCGTGTTCGTGTTTCATTATCTTATAATGACGGAGTAAATCTTTATAAACATAAGGGTGATGATGAAGTAGCAAAGAAATTCAAAAATTTTAGAGTTAATTATATTAAGAATGATATTGATAGATATAAAACCTATATGGTTAATGATAATCAATATTATTTGATGGTTAATGAACAACTTAATGAAACAGGTACTCAAAGATTTGTTAAATTAAAACAACCTTTACAAGATACAAATGTAGAAGATAAAGTTTATTTTGTAGAAAAAAGATTACCAGACTATAAAGATGTAGTTACTTTAAATCCCTTTATAGAAGCAGAAGATGATAGTATATTTTTAAGAATTCCAAATTTAAATTCAGTTGACAATCCAATTGATTTTCAAGGAACAAATTATAAATCTCACGATGGATTGTTAAGTGACAAAGATGATGATTCAAGAGATATTGAAAGATTACTGATATCAGGTAGTTTATTAGATGTTCAACCGAATATCGAATATCAAAAAACCACAACAGACTTAAACATTGAAAATGATGATACAGGGTTTGGAAACTTTGTTCATTTCTCAAGTGCAGAAACAAGAATTAAAAACTTTAGAGAAAAGTTACAATTGATTGAAAGTCATAGTGCAGCAAGTCATTCATTGACAACGGTATCAAGTTCCGCATCAACAAGATTAGACTTACAAAGAAAAAGACAAAGAGTAATTAATTCTTTTGACCCATATGAACATTATTTATATTTTGAAAGTTCATCTTATGTAAGTTCATCAGACGGACAATTCCACGATACTTGTTGGCCAAAGGAAAATTCATCTTCACCATATACATTAGTTCACTCAACAGGTTCAAACGCTACAACTTGGTATAATACTATGGTAGCAAGCGCATCCGCATATGACCAACTAAATATGAATTCATTAAGAAATTCATTACCATTACACGTTAATCAAGATACAACAAATAATGTATTTTTAGAATTTATGGATATGACTGGACAACAATTTGATGAAATATGGACGTATACAAAATCAATTACAGATATTAATAAAAGAGTAGAGAAAATATCAGAAGGTATTTCAAAAGATGTAGCAAAACATTATGCACAAGCACTTGGATTAAATTTAGCAAGTGGAAATGATTTAGTAAACTTACCTGAATATTTGTTAGGTAATAATTCAAGTGGAACATCAGTATATGAATCACCACAAGAAACCGTAACAGAAGAAATATGGAAACGAATACTTGCTAACTTACCTTTCTTTATTAAAGCAAAAGGAACAAGACGAGCATTAACAGGACTATTAAATTGTTATGGTATTCCGAGTTCAATGTTAAGAACTCGTGAGTATGGTGGTCCAGATAAAGGAACAGCAGTTAATTATGAAATCAAAAGAAAATTTACAAGAGCATTAGACTTTAAATCATCACAATTTGTTAAATCACATTGGAAAACAGATGCCGATAGTCTATATCCAAAGACTTTAGAATTTAGATTTAGAACACCTAAATCACAAGATAGTATAATATTACAAAAGAATAATGACTTTGCTATTTCATTACAAGATAATGGAGAATCAGATGATTATGGGTATTTAAGATTTGAATTAAGTGGTTCAGACCAAGTGTATGACCAATATATAACTTCATCTTTATTACCATTGTATAATGATGATATGTGGAGTGTAATGTTAACAAGAAAAGATACAGACGGAAATGCATTCACTCACGATACAATAACATCACAAAGTGTTTATGAATTAACAACAAAACAATATGACTCAACAAGACAAAAGATTTTATTTCAAGATAGCCAAAGTTTACAAACACACACTTCAAGTTTAGCAACTGATATAAATAATGTATCAGGTAGTCAACTAAATGCGGCATTTACAGCAAGTGGACACGTTTATCTTGGTGGTAGTGGTAGTGCTTTTGGTTCAAATACATTTACAGGTTCATTGATGGAGTATCGTTTATGGTCAGAACCATTAAGTTCAAGTATATTTGACAATCACGTTAGAGCACCAAAAGCATATAATGGTAATCACTATTCATCTTCATATGATAAGTT